TGTAACTTGTTTATTAAATCCTGGTGCAAATCCTAGTTTCTGTAGCATAAATTAATCCCTAGTTTAAAATATACTAGAATACTAGTTATATCAACATGTGTTATGGGTAAAAATTAAACTATTCAGCAGTGTAGGCTTTACCAGAATCAATAGCCGCATTAACTGCAGTCATATCTTCATCTGTCCAGTAATCTCTAGCAACCATGATTTCTAAGTGTTCAACATTTCTATTAACACAATCTTGTCTTTCAGCTGCTTCTTCATCAGCCATTTGAGAACCATCAATGATACCATTGATTAAATCTACAGAATGACCCATAGCTGTGTAATCTTGTGCAATTTCTTCTGCTGTTTTTACTTCGTCTGACATAATTTTTCTCCTTATATTGTTGCGCAAGCAACAGTTTTAGTTTTATCAAGTTTCTTAAAATTATCAATAATTATTTGAGGTTCTACCATATTATTTCTTGGATCGCTATCAACAAATTTAGCCTCATCCCACTCATCTTTCATATGAAAATGTAAGTTTTTATTATGAGAATAACCAAATTGTGTCCACCTTGTGCTGCCCCAAACAACAACTCCATAAGCTTTTGCTGATGGTGAAAAGTGTTGTAGACAACTATCTATACTAACGAACCCTTCAGCGCCTTTTAACATTTCATGGATTTGGGCCCAATGTAAATCACATCTAATTGTGCCTTGATAATGTGGTTCATTAGGTAAAACACAATTGATAATAGTAGTGTCTTTATATTCTTCAAGTAACATATTGACTACTTGTTGAGCAAGATATGGTTGATAGTTTCTATTTGGATTAATATTAGTGTATTGATTATTTACATTAAATCCAGCTTTAGGTTGACCGCCTGAAAATTGAATCATAATATATTTACCAATATTATTATCACCCAACCATTTAGTAACAGCAGCTTTATGTTTATCTGTATAAAGTTTACCTGTCATAGATCTATTAAAATCTACACCATGATGTTCGCAATAACTTTCGATTATGTGTTGTTTACCAAATTGAAAATTTGATTTGTATGGCTCACAATAAAATATATTATCAGACGCCATGATTCTTGGATCTTGTAATGGTAGTGTTTGCTCCAATGCAAGTTTAACATCAGGGTTGCCTGCAAAGCAATCGATGTATGGAGTATAAATTTGTATATCCGATTTCTTTTTTAATTTAGGTAGTAAAGCAGTGAATGCGGTACATTTACCGACACCACCTTCTACGACGTACGTATTAAGCATTATATTCCTTTCGTTTGTTATTACTTATCTTCTAGTTCTTTTACTCTGGCTGTCAATTCTTTTATTGCGTTAACTAATACAGGGACTAGTCTTTCATATTTTATACCATATTGTGTTTCATCTTCTGTTAAATTAACCATCAACATATCATTTTTGTTATTAGAAAAACCTATTTCTTTTTCTAAAGCTAAAACATCTTGAGCCATAAAACCAATATGAACTTTAGGTTTTTTTCTAGAGCCGTCTGGTGTAGCATTTAATAAATTTTCTTTTGTTTTATTTTCTTTAATGTACCATGCTCTTTTATCCCATTTGTAAGTTTTAGGTTTTAATTTTGTAACAAAATCTAAACCATGAGTAAAATCTTCTATATCTGTTTTATCTCTTTGATCAGAAGATGAAATAGATGTATCTGCACAAAATAAATTTGTGATATGTTCATCTCCAAGAACTATAGTATCACTTGCTGTTGAAATAGAACCACCTGGCGAACCTGTTCTACCTGCATCTCTGCCTAAAAAACTATTATTGCTTCCAGTAGTAACATCTACACCAGATAACCAACCAATACCACTATTATAACTTCCTGTTGTAAGAACTGTTAAAGATTCTTGTCCTATTGCTGTATTACCAGTACTTGTTGTTTGTGCATCTAATGCAAAATAACCTAGTGCTGAGTGTTGTGAACCTGTTGTGTTAGATACCATAGTATTTTTTCCTACGGCTACGTTTCTTTCACCTGTTGTATTATCTGTTAAAGCACTTTCACCAACAGCAACATTAGAGTGACCTGTTGTGTTATTTTTCATAGCAAAAGAACCTAATGCTGTATTATTATCTGCTGTTGTATTATCTTCTAATGCTAGTCTTCCTATTGCAACATTATTGTCTCCTGTAGTATTAGTAATTAAAGCACTCATACCCATAGCAATGTTTTGACAACCTGTTGTATTACAACCTAAAGCAAAGCTACCTACAGCTTGGTTATAACAACCTGTTGTATTTTTATTTAATGCTTGATAACCAAAAGCTGTGTTGTGATTTGCTGTTGTGTTACACAATAAAGTTTCAAATCCAACAGCTGTATTACAAGCACCTGTTGTGTTACAACCCATTGCAACAAAACCAACTGAAGTATTTCTTGAACCTGTTGTATTTTTACAAGACGTATCTTTTCCTACAGCTACATTATCTCCACCTGTTGTGTTAAAAGCTAGGGCTGATTTTCCTATTGCTACGTTATTAGTAGCAGTAGTGTTTGAACCTAAAGCAGTTCTACCTACTGCAACATTAGAATGACCCTCTGTATTATCTCCCATAGACCCGTGACCTATAGAAACATTACATCCAGCGGTAGTGTTGCTATCTAAAGCACCAGACCCTACTGCTACGTTTTCTGCTCCTGTCGTGTTAACTTTTAAAGCTTGAAAACCTACTGCAGTATTAGTTGAAGCTGTTGTATTAGCACAAAGAGCATCCCTACCAATTCCAGTATTACAACCACCTGTAGTATTAAATCTTAAAGCATTGTTTCCCATTGCTACATGACAACCACCTGTAGTGTTTGTATAAACTGAACATCTTCCAACAGCTGTGTTGTCAGTACCTGTTGTATTACTTTGCATGGAAATATAACCTACTGCAGTGTTGTTAGAACCTGTTGTGTTAGTACCAAGTGAAGAACGACCCATAGCTGTATTTTGATCACCTTCTGTGTTAGCATCCATAGCAAATGCTCCAACTGCTGTATTATTTCCACCTGTTGTATTTGTATCTAAAGCACAAGAACCAACCGCAGTATTACATCCATCTGTATTATTTTTTAAAGCACAAGTACCTACCGCTGTATTATGAGCACCTGTTGTTACATTACATGAAGAACATGAACCAATTGCTGTATTTCTTGTTCCTGTTGTATTTTTTAATAAAGAATTGTGACCTACAGCAGTATTACCAGATGCTGTATTAGCTTCTAGAGCACACATACCTATTGCTGTAAGAGAATCTCCTGCTGTATTTTTACATAATGTGTATGCACCTACTGCCACAATACTGTGACCACTATTAGTTTCCTGTGCTGATGAATGACCTACTGCTACGTTATTACTGCAAGTATTATTATTACCTAAAGCACCGTTACCAATTCCAATATTATCTCCACCTGTAGAGTTAAGACCTAAAGCACCCCCTATAGCAATATTACAACCACCTGTCGTATTGTCATCTAATGCAAAATACCCCACCGCTACGTTTTGTTGACCCGTTGTATTACATACTAAAGAATTTGCACCTACTGCTGTATTTCTTTGAGTTGTGTTTTCCATTAAAGCATTTACACCAATTGCAACATTATTATCACCTGTTTGGTTAGCACATAAACTATTAGTACCAGCAGAAATATTACTTGATGCTGTAAGATTACATTTTTGAGAAGATGCTCCTATTGCCGTGTTAGCACCAGGTGTTGTAGCAGATTCTAAGGCACATCTTCCTATTGCAACGTTGTTATCTCCTGTAGTAAAGGCTGTTCCAGCATGATCTCCAATAGCAGTATTACCTGATCCACCAGCTTGAACACTATCTAAAGCAGTGTCACCTAATGCTACGTTAGCTGTTCCTGTTGGATAATTACCATCTAGTTTTATTGTGCCACCATCGACTGTTAAATTACCATTAACTGTCAAGTCGTTAACAACTAAATCACTTAAATCTTGACCAATAGCAAAAACACCTGTGTTTGTTGCAACACCATCAAAGTAAACAAACTTCCAACCTTTATCATCAGTTGCCCAAGTAACCGTGGCCCCTGAACCAGAAGCAGCTTTTAATTGTACGGTGTAAGCACCAGATGTATCGTTATTAATTATGTAAAAATTTTCTACACCAACTGGCATAGTTACAATTCTGTTACCAGTAATTGTTCCTGTAAGTTTTAAAATTCTTGTAGCAACTGCTGAACCTGTAGCACCATCACTTTCTGTAAGAGTCGTAGTTCCTGCACCACCTCCAATAGCTACTTCTAAATAGCCACCAGAAATTTGTTCAAAAATTTGTAAATTTGTATTAGTCTTTGTACCCCAAGTTCCAGCGTTTTCGCCGGTAGCCATTAGTTCTACGCCAAGAGGTGTGTAAGTTGATGCCATAAATTTTTTCTCCTAAGCTGCGTGAGTTACATCTGTATAAGACGTATTTGTTGTTACGTCAACATCAGAATAACTTGCGCTATCTGTTTTATTGACTGCACTATAACTTGTATTGCCTTCAATATCAACATTTTGATATGATAAAGGTGACACATTTCCAACAGAAATATCTGCTTGAATTCCTGTTAATCCCATTACATCTGCAGGATTTATTGTACCTGTTGAAGAAGTTAAGGCACTAGGTGCTGTTAATGGATAAGCTACTTCTGTAACTAAAGAACCAACACTAGAAGTTGCTGAAACTCCTATTACACCCATTACATCAGCAGGATTTAATTCACCAACACTTGCTGTCGATGAAACTCCTGTTAATCCCATTACATCAGCAGGAGATATTGAACCAACACTTGCTGTCGATGAAACTCCTGTTAAACCCATTACATCAGCAGGAGATATTGAACCTACAGAAACGTCTGCTTGAGAACCTTGTGGTATTTCTATTTGAGAACTATTAATTGTAAGATCACCAACACCTGTTGTTGCTGACACCCCTGTTAATCCCATTACATCTGCAGGAGATATAGACCCAACACTTGTTGTTGCCGATACCCCGGTTAATCCCATTACATCTGCAGGTGCTATTGCACCAACTGATGAAGTTGCTGATTGTCCCGATAAAATATAAGCTACTTCTATAACTAGTGATCCGACACTAGATGTTGCTGATTGTCCAGTTAAAGTTATTGAAAAATCTGATCTTGTAGTTATGGAACCTACACTTGAGGTAGCACTTTGACCTGTTAATGTAACTATAGTAGGACCTTGTTCGCCCCATTGATTCGAGCCCCAGGTAGTACCGGCTTGGTTCCAAGTATTAGACATAAGGATTTACCCCTATGCTATTCGAACTATAGCGTTACTTGCGTCTGCTGCTGGAAATTGAATTGTAAAAGTTCCATTGGTAACTGTTTTGTCTGATCCAAATGCAACCGCACAAACTGCTCTATCAGAGTTTGTATCATTATAAATTAAACAACCATTGGCTGTGAATGAAGCAGAAGTATAACTAATATCTGCAAAGTCACAACACGCTGTGTCAGTTGATAAAGCTGGAGTTACACTTGTAAGTGCTTTTCCACCCGCAACATAAGCTGAACCTGATGTGTTTGAAATTTCGTTTGTTGAACTGTAAGCAGTTGTTGATTTATTTAGTGTAGCTGAACTTGTGTATAGAGCTAATTTAAAACTGTTTCCAGATGATGCTGTAAAGTTATGTAGCGCTTGTAAAACTTCTGCTTTGAAACTATTACATATTGCCGATGTTATTGCCATAATTTTTTCTCCTCAATTTATGGAGACGGTGATTTGACAGGTATTCTAACGGTTCCGTCAGTGTAATCGTCTCTTCTTCGTCTTCCAAGTTGCATCCCTGCAAACTGTTGTATAGAACTTTTATACTTATTTTCATATAGTGTCAACATCTCCATTGGACCTTTTAAAAAAGCAAAAGCTTCTACTAAACAAGCATATAATAGTCCTTGTGGAAAGTATGTGCTTAAATATGTTTCAGCACTACCAGTAGCTCCAGACCCTAAACCCGTAGGCATTTTGTTATAATATATTCTGAATTTATAGTTAGCATCAGGTGTTGGAGCAAGATACATACCTCCAGAAGTAGTATCTGTAGTATTAGTAGCGCCACCAAACATAGCATAATATTTAGGAAAACCTGTTACAGAATTAGTTGTATCTGTAGGTGCTTGTAT